ACATCTCAAACGTAGGAAACATACCCGCGTAATTCTCGTAAATCCTACGACGATTACCTAGGATATTCTCACGAAGAATGAAGACAAAGTCCACGTTGGTACGCAGGTTCGGCGTGATACCCAGGGGATACTGCATGGTGATGATGGTCATCATATCAATGTGACGGCCGTTCATGAACACGTACCGTGTAGATTCCTCCTTAATCCACGATGCATCGTACAGACAGTCGTCCAGAATCAAGAAGGCGCGGGGGTCAATGTTGGACTGACCGCCGCCTCCGGTCTTTGATGTGTTGCGTTTCTGCTTCATGACCATTTGGCGCTTGATGACGTTCGTGACAATGTCGGGACTGTACTTGTCGTGAATGAACTTGGATGGAACCATGTGCTGGAAAAACTCGTTCGCCACCTCCGTGCCCGAGATGACAGTTCCAACAGGAAAGTCCTGCTGGGTATTGTAGAGAATATCACGAACCAAGAAAGATTTTCCCGTGTCCTTCTTTCCGATGACCACGATCATCGGACTCTTGCGAGAATCAATCTCGCAACGGTCTTTCAGCATCCCAATATCGAACTTACGTAGCTGGAAGTTCATCTTGTTCTGACCGGTAGAAAGTGTTCCGCGTCTGCTTACGATGTTTCATTCCCCTGCCCTGAACACAATGGTGAAGGATTTGAGGACACAGGCGGTAGACATGAAGCTCCACCGGCTCCCGAAGTTACAGGCTGCACAGTGGAACCTTACCCATGCCCAGCCGTTTTTTCCATCGCTCGAGCAGCTGTTCAAGACCGAGACACTCGCCTCTATGGCAGACTATGGAATCAAACTGCCTGAAGAAGTGGAGTCTGTAGTGGATGCCACCCATATTAAGACTACGAAGGGACAGACACTTGAGGTACATCGCAAGACCACTATGATTCTGAGTCCGTTCAAGACGATGAAGGGCGAGTACTCCGCACCTGGTCTCCCCAAACCTGCAGAGACGGCGAAGAGTTATTCGGAGCAGATGCAGAGCCCTCATACAGCAGCGTATGTGGGCGCGTTGGCGTCCTCGGCGTTGTCGACGTCAGAGTGTCCTCATTTTCCGCGTGTCTACGGTGTCTATGCAGCCATGGCCACCAAGCACGAAGTCAATATCTCGGACGACTATGAAGAACTGTGCGACCGCAAGTGGTTCGTGGACAATATCGGAAAGACGTTTGAACTGCGTCTCCGTGGTGAAGGCGGCGAGGGATTCACGCACACTCGTGGGCAGCGCATGGCGGTTCAGGTGGGTGAGGATATCGATCTGGACGCAGAGGATGTCACGGTGGAGGCAGTCCCGGAGCCGACCGTGGAGGATGTGGTTGAGGAATACGAGTTGCCTTCGGATTCCGAGTACAGCGAAGAGTCGGAGTCAGACGATGAGGATGTATACGATATCCTCTCCTGCGACTGCAGTGAACGTTCTGAGGATGAGGAAGACGACGAGAGCGCGGGTGACGACGAGTTTGCTTGGGCGACGTTCACGGAAGTACCGGTCGTGACCACAGTGATGGAGAAGTGCGAGGGAACCTTCTACGAGCTGATGAAGACAACCGACGATGCGCAGAAGCACACTGCATGGGTTGCGCAGATTGTGTTTGCCCTCGCGTACGCCCAGCGTAACTTTGGATTCATTCACAATGATCTCCATGGCAACAATGTGATGTACGTGCCGACTGCGGAAGAATTTCTGTTCTACCGTCACCACGGTGTGACGTACCGCGTACCTACGTATGGTATCCTGATGAAGATCATTGACTTCGATCGTGCGACCTTCTCTGTGAAGCTGACAGGCATGAAGGAGCCGCGGTTCTTTATGAGTTCGCAGTTCAAGCCGGACGAGGAGGCAGGTGGGCAGTATAACATTGAGCCGTTCCACGATTCAACGTCTCCGCGCATCGCCCTGAATCCGTCGTTCGATCTTGCGCGGTTCGCATCGAGCATGTTTTGGGATATGTTCCCCGAGGGGCCGACGCAGAAGACGGATCATCCACTGTTTGAGATGTTCAAACACTGGACGACGCTTCCGGATGGTTCTTCGGTGGTTTTCAGGAAGAAGGGTGATAACCACGACCGCTACCACGGCTTTGATCTGTACAAGGCGATTACGCGGTATCTGAAGGAAAGCGCGGTTCCGAGGAAGGAGATTTCAAAGTTCAATCAGTATGTCACAACCGTCTCACCGACAACGAAGGTGTTAGTGATTGGAGAATGAGTTACTTGCCCACCATGCGCCACACCATCTTGTGCGTCAGCGTCCACACAACACCGAAAACCACCGCGTGGGTCAGGGCGACCGTCGTGCGGCTGCCACCCGGCGGCAGGGACAGGAGGACACCCGGCGTCAGAACGAAGAAGAGAACGGCGGCATACAGAGACATCCACATTTTGTTTGTATGAAGTTGAGAAAGTTTCTCAGAAGCTGGGCTTACCCGTGAACATATCCTGCACCGCAGTCACCATTGGCTCCGCTGCATCCGCACCTCCCAGCGCATACACCACTCCAGCTGTGAGAACACCCGCGCCACCCACTACCTTGGCCGCATCGACCGGATCGATGGGCTGCTCCTTGCTGCGACGATCCATCACATACAGAACTAACACCACCACGACAACCGCACCAATGATTAAGCCATACGTGTAAACCTCCGACATTTATTGGGAGTCTATTTTTTTATACCTGTGGTCAAACGAATCAAAGGTTCAGAGACACTGTCTCCTCAGCCGTCACCTTGACGGACTCGTCATCATCATCGGTTTCGAACTCGGAATCGTCGAGCTTGATGTCCTCGCCCAGCGAAATAGCCGGAGGCGCATCCGAGTCATCGTCGGACTCTTCGTCGAACTGTACGGCCTTAGGAGGCTCGGGAGGCGTCTCGACAAGCGCAGGGGCAGGTGCGGCCGGAGCCGGAGCCGGAGCCTCCTCCTTCGGCGCCTCAGGTGCAGCCTCCCCAGCCTCGCTCTTGAAATAGGCAGTGCTGATGTCCTTCCAGGGAATGAAGCTGTCGATGACTTCGTTCATCGCACCTCCGATCATCGTCTCGATATCGCGGCGGTTACGCGCCTGTTGCTCAGACGTGACACCCACTGTCTTGAACAGGTAGGCAGATGACCACGAGAGACGAGCAGACTGCTTGTAGAGGCTGTGGACAAATGTCTCAACGGACGGACGCTTGAAATCAATCTGCACGTGAGCCTTCTCTGTCTGCTGCAGCGCAGCAAACGCACGAATGTAACTGACGAACACACCCAGTAAAAGATCCTCAAGGTACTCGCACTTGGACGCGAGAGCAATACGATCCACCTCCTTCTTCAGTGTCTCCGGGCTCCACTTGGGAATCTGCGTCAGCAGGTTCTGGAACGTCTTCAGGATCTGATCGGGCTGACCGTTGCGCTCACAGGCCGTCTTGCCGTTGTCGTAGATGCTCCAGAGACCGTCCGCGACATGAGGAACGAGCACCCGCGTAAGGTTCTCGCGGAGACTAGACTTTACAAACTCAGTACTCATTTGTTTACAGACGAGTCTAGGAGTTTGACTAAACCGACGCGGTATGCCGAAGTTTGTTCTTGTGCTGATGATTCGGAATGAAGAGAAGATCCTCAGACGGTGCCTCGAGGCGGTTAAGGATGTAGTCGAGGCCTACTGCATCTGCGACACAGGATCAACAGACGACTCGCGTGAGATCGCGGCTCAGTTTCTCAAGACCCACGATGGATGCCTAACGAGTGAGGTGTGGAAGGACTTTGGACACAACCGCACACTCAGCTTCCGTAACGCCCAGACGTACCTGAAGAAGACGGGTTGGGATCTGACGACAACCTACGGGCTCCTGCTTGACGCAGATATGGTATTTGTTCCTGCGAAGCTCAAGGATGCGGCTCTCGACCATGAGGGGTACACGGTGGTACAAAAGGCCGGAAATCTCGAGTATCCGAATACTCGACTGGTTCGCATGGATTACGATTGGTCATGCCGCGGTGTGACGCACGAGTACTGGGACGGACCCACAAAGCATCTCCCCGTTGACACATGCTATATCGATGACCACAACGATGGCGGATGTAAGGCGGACAAGTTCGAGCGCGATGCGAGGCTCCTTGAACAAGGGCTCAAGGATGAACCGGAGAATGGGCGGTACATGTTCTACTTGGCCCAGACCTACAATGGACTTGGACGACTGAAGGAGTGTATTGCAATGTACAAGAAGCGCATCGCCAGTGGGGGGTGGGAGGAGGAGCTGTGGTATAGCCATTACATGATTGGAAAATCCTGGAAGGAGCTGAAGAACATTCCGAAGTTCGAACAGTGGATGCTCATGGCACACACGCGTCGCCCATCACGGGCTGAGCCGATCTATCAACTCGCGAAGCATTTCCGCGAAGCGTCACAGCATCACAAGGCGTATCATTACACGCAGGTCGGTCTGACGATTCCAATGACAACGGATGCCCTCTTCGTGGAGACCGATGTGTACACTGGACTCTTTGAGTACGAGGCCACGATTCTCATGTACTACATTGGACAGTGCCGCCGCGGTCTTGAGCTGTCTGCAAAGTACCTTCTCCAGGATCGTCCTCACCAGGACAATGTCTACACGAATATGCCCTTCTACATCGAGCCCCTTACGTATCCCGTCAAGTCTCATCCGATTGATCGTGACGTGTTTGGCGAGGATTTTCACCCGACGTCTGTTTCCATGTTCGACATGGGTGGTAAGTTGATGCATAATGTCCGATTCGTGAACTATGCGATCAATCCTCAGACTGGGAGTTACTTGATGAAGAACGACGGAGGGATAAGCGAGAACGGTGTTGTGCGCACACAGAATGCAGTGTACAATCCTAGTACAGGGGAGGTCACGAAGATGCGGGATGATTCGGTTACCCTGAAGCGGAGGGATAATGCGCATATCGTGGGTCTCGAGGATGTGCGCGTGTACTCCAATGCCGACGGAACCCTCTGTTGCACGGCCACAAGCTGGGAGTACACAGACCGTATTCGTATCTTTCAGTCGGAGTACAATCCTGTGCAGGGCGTGTACTCGAAGTGCCGAGTTCTGAAATCTCCGGGTGAACAGGAGTGTGAGAAGAACTGGTTAGCCGTGGATGGAACCAACGATATCATCTATGGATGGAACCCACTGCGAGTGGGTGTGATCAGGGGCGACGAGTTGGCATTCCACACGGAACATGCAACGCCGTGGTATTTCAAGCATTTCCGCGGTTCGGCGGTTGCCTTCAAGCCTGTACAGTACCCAGGTGAGACATGGGCATTGGTGCATACGGTTGAGTATACGCAGCCGCGCAAGTATTTCCATCTATTCGTGCGCCTGGGTGAACACTACACCCCCAAATACATCAGTCGTCCCTTTGTCTTCAAAGGAAAAACGATTGAGTATTGCATTGGGTGCATGCCCGATCCCGCATTCACGACCTTCACGTGTTTCTTTTCCACGATGGACGACAATCCTCGCAGTATCGAGATCCCGGTATCGAGTCTTGACTGGATTCAGGTGTAGATGTGACGCCACGACTCATTCATGGGGTTTGCAGTGTCCTTCAGAATGTGACGAGCTGTCTCCACATCGATCGTACAAGGGAGCGTAACCTTCTTGTAGAAGACATACTCCTTCGCAGTCTTCTCGTCGGCGATCCGCAGAAGATTGATACGCGTCACCAACGACTCAACCGACCGAATCAGGTTACGAACACCTTCCTCCTCCTTGCTGAACTCCTCGATCAAGTACTTCACCGCCTCATCTGTGAGGGTCAACTGACCCGTCAGCTGAATGCGGTCCAGAATCTGAGGCCACACGTACTTGGTCAGAATGGTCTTCTTGTCCTCGCAATTGTACCCAGAGCAGTTGATGACCTGCATACGGTCCTTCAGAATCGGATGAACCTTGGACTCGTCATTGAACGAGAAGACGAACAGGCACTGACTGAGATCAAAGTCCACACCCGCAAAGTACCGATCATGGAACTGGCTGTTCTGCGAACGGTCCGTGAGGTGGATCAGCATGGACACAATCTCGTCGCCATGTGAGGTCGTCGATACCTTGTCAAGCTCGTCAAAGTACAGTACCGGGTTCATGCAACGAGCATTGATCAGCGAATCTGCGATGCGGCCGCACATCGACCCCTCGTAGGTGAAGGAATGACCTACGAAGTTCGCCGAGTCCGATGCACCACCCAGAGAGAAGAACTCAAAGGGGCGACCGAGCACCTGCGCAACACCGTTCTTGGCGAAGGATGTCTTGCCCACGCCCATCGGACCCTTGAGCGCAACAACATTGCCGACTGAGCCGGGATTAGAAATCCACTGAGCCAGGGTCTGCATGATCTGCGACTTGGCAGACGGCATACCGTAGACAGCCTTGTCCAGCGTCTCGCGGGTATCGGCCAAGAACTTGGCGCACGGCTCTGCGCCGTCCGTGAGCTTCACGGGCAGGGGCACCATCTTTCCGAACGGGATGCGAAGGAAGGACTCGACCCATGTGCGAAGCTTGTATCCCTCGGAGCTATCCATCTCGTTGAGGATATCGATCTTCTTGATCACAGACGCCTTGAGTGCATCTGGGATCTCCATGTCCAGAACACGGAACTTGTAAGGGATATCGCCCTCATTCACCAGACCCGAGATTCGCTTCATCTGCTCATTGAGTCGACGGCGCTTGGACTTGGACTGATCCATGTAGTAGTCCTCCTCGTCATCATTGAGCTCGATGCTCGGCGACTCGGGCTCACGTTCATGCTGACGACCCTTCTTGCCGCCGTACTTCTTCTTCAGATGCTCGAGGAACTCGTCCTCAGACTCCGACTCCTCCTCTGACTCCGACTCCTCCTCGGATTCGTCGGCTCCGATGACCAGCTTCCCCTTACCGCCAACGATGGTGTGAAGGTGAAGCTTGACAGATACCTTGGATCCCTTGGGCAGTGAAATGACGGGTGCCTCGTCCTCCTCTTCCTCCGCGTCCTCGTCCTCGTCCTCGTCCTCCTCCTCGGTGTCGTCTTCCTCTTCAGTATCATCGGGAATATACTCCTCCTCGCTGCTGCTGTCGTCCTCGTCCTCGGGTGTAGGGTTCAATGTCTCGTCCTTCA